TGAACCTGTGTAGTTAGCTTGTGTTGCTAATGCTCCACCAGCTGCAGGGTTATCACCCCAACCAAAGAACATATTTGATTGTCCCGCTAATGAATTGGTTAAATATAAATCTGTGTTAACAGTAGTATTGTTAGAATATAAATCTAAATTACCACTTCTAATATCTACACTACCTGTAATTGTTTGATTACCGATAAATACATTTGAACCTGTTGTTGCAAGACCAATTTCTGTACCTGTTTCATTCTGCCATATTCCATAAGAACCTGAACGATAAACCAATAGGTCACCAACTACAGGACTTGTAATATCCACATCGTGAAGTTCCGTTAATTCGTATCCGTTATCTATGGTGATATACGCAGAACCTTGACTGATATTATCTCTTAATACCTGACCGAATCTCACTTCGTGATATGGTGCAGGTACTGATGATGTTGTATATTGACCTGATGATGATAAGAATAATAAAGAACCAGCAGACATACCATTTGTATTGATACCAATTACTTTACCTTGAACAACTACGTTTGCAAAACCATTTGATACAACATCTTCACTCAACATACCTAATGTATTTGCTGAGTTAAAATCATCTGTCCAACTTGCACTATCAATTAATGGATTGTCACCATTCGCACCAACAATTCTTACAATTGTACCTCTTGTTAATGTACTTGCGTTATTGTTCTTAGCAACAACAATTAAATCATTTGCAATTGATGCGGTTGCTGCGTTCGTAGCAAATGATGATGATACTGTATATGACCCACTTGTTGCGAATGATGCTGTATCTGCGTTTACTGCGTATGACGCACTTGTTGCATTAGTTACATTATTAATTGTGAATGAGGTTGTTGAACCATCACCTTTTGTAACATCAACAATATTATTACCTAATCCTAATGCCACATTTGTAACTAAACTTCCTGTATTTGTTGTATCAGGTGCGTATGATGCAGACAACGCTTGTGTTGCGTATGATGCGGTTCCTTCTAAAGAACCTGTAATACCACCTGATACATTTACCGCTCCTGTTACAACTAATGAACCTGATACACCAACCAAAGAACCTGATGTAACATATAAACCAGTTCTTCTTGTACCTGTTCCTGTACCTGTACCAACAGCAAACACAATATCTTGTGCTGAATGTAATGTTGTAGCATCGTTATATCTACCTACAAAGGTAGAACCACCAGCAGATGCGTGATTACCACTAACAATTAAGTTTTGTCCATATATCAAAGAAGATATAAGGTTTGAATTTGATGAACTTACGTGTGATGAAGATACAATTAAGTTTCTACCACCAAGTAAGTTATCGGTAATTACTCTTGTTGCGTTTGATGATTGTGAACCACTTACCCAAACTCCAACACCTGTATTTGATGAACCACCAAGAACAACGTTATTAGCAAATGACAAAGAGTTATTTGCAATACCTGAACTACTCATATGGTTATTGATAGTTACAGGTGAGTTGTTAATATTTGATTGATAAGTAATTGAACTACTTATATGATTTAATGTAACAGTATTGTTAACATTATTTTGTGTTATTAATGTTCTAACATTTGTTGGAAAGTTCTGTGTTGATATTACCGCTCCACCATTAATAATATTTGTACCAAATGATGTGATTGAACCACTATTACTATTAAGTGTTACTGTACCACCTTGAATTAAGTTATTTGTTATGAATGGATGACCACCCGCTAAAGATGATGTAGTAAAATTCATCACAATAGATGAACCGTTTCCTAATATGTTGTTTTGTGTCTTAGGGAATAATTGTGAACCTGTGTTCAAATAGATACCCGCAAAGTTAGATGCTATGATGTTATCTGAACCTGAAATATATCCCTGACTATCTGTACCACCACCAAATCCACTTCCTCTAAGTTGAGGTAATGATACTGTATTGTTACTACCTGTGATTCTTAATGAACCTGTGTAATTAGATTGAACAGAGCCAGGTCCCGCAGGACTTGGATTATCTCCCCAACCTTTAATTATATTTGATTGACCAACTAAAGAATTGGTTAAGTATAAATTGTTATCAATAGTTGTATTATTAGATGTTAAATCTAAATTACCATTTCTAACATCTAAATTACCTGTCACTTCAGTATTACCAACAATTGTATGTTTGGAACCTGAAGCATTTAAACTTCCTGTAATTGATAACGGTCCGTTTGGTAATTTAACTGTACCATATAATGTTTGTGTATCATCTGATGCGTCACCAAATTGGTTTGAACCACTTGAATAGATTACCGATGCTGTTTCGTAAACTGTGTTTACATATGTGAACGATGCGGATGTTGCAGTGATATTACCTGTTATATTAACAGAACCAGTTACATTTACACTACCATTTATATTTTGTTGTCCAACAAAATCGTTTGAACCTGTTGTAGCATAACTACCTGTCTTACTTTCTAAACTACCTAATCTGTTATCCTGACCTAAATCAGTTGAAGCTATACTTTGCGAAAGCGAAGTAAGCGATGAAGTAGTAGCATAAGAACCAGTGCTAGCGATAAGACTGTTAACCTTACTATCATTTGAACTTGTGTATGAATTAAAGGAACTTGTTTGTAAGAATCCTAAATCTATTATTTGTTGTGAACCTGATACTACACCAGCAGGTAATGAACCTGTAGGAACACTTACTTGTAAACTAAATTGTGAACCGTCTCCTTTAGTAAATGTTAATGTATCACCCGCAACACTACCTGTAATCATAAATGAACCTGATTCAGTTTCAGTTACATAAGAACTTGTTGCAGCATTTAAACTATTAATTGAACCTGTTAATGCATCAACAGAACCTGTGGTTGCATAACCTAAAGCAGCTATTTGTTGAGAACCTGATATTGTTCCTGATGGTACTGAACCCGTATCAACTTGTAGATTGAATGTTGAACCATCACCTTTGGTAAATGTCAAAGTATTTCCTGCAACACTACCTGTCTTCATTAATGAACCAGTGTCTGTACCACCAACAGGTGCACCATTTACGGTGAATGTACCTGATATGTTGTTAGTCCTGTATTAGGATTAGCAAGGTTTAATAAACCCTGATAAGATTCTGATACATATTGATTGGTAAGTAAGCCCATAGTGTTATAATAATTTTTTTGTTATACGTCTTTCCAATTTTTAGATATGGTGTTCCATAGTTCTGCTAATTCATACCACTTCTTATTTGTGAATGGTCTTTCAGGAACGTTACATCTATTGTAGTCAAATGGTTGAGTGATTGTTAAAGTCATAGTCCAACCAGCAAGAACATCCTCATATCTCTCTAAAAAAGGTTCCACGATTGCGTCCCACTCACTTTCAAAATCTGGTATAGATAAATATAGGAAGGTAAACACATCTTTCATTATTTCTAAAGTATCATTCATCACGTCTTTTTGGTTTGAATAATCATCTTTAAGTCTATCTGCTACAATTATTTGGAAATTATATGTTAATTGATTTTGGTCTAATACAGTGTCACTAGGTATTATATATAATTTTGTATATATAGGACTTTGTTGTGTATTAATATCCATCGTTAATTGTGTAATATCACCAAATCCAAATGAGTTAATTTGTGGATGTGCGTTTGAAAATCCTTTAAAATCTTCAATAATTTGGTAATATGTTATCTGATTGTAACTTCTTGGTATTGGTATTGTATATCCTGATGTTGGAAGTACACAGATATTGTAATCAAACGGTTGTTCTATTGTAAGGTTGATTGTCCATCCACCCAATACCGTTTCAAATCTTTCTAAGAATGGTGATACACTCGGACTCCATAATGGTGTATAGTCAAGTGAGAAACCACCCCACTCAGCCGTATATGATTGATAAAGAATTGTAAATATATCTTTACAAATCTCCAAAGTATCTGACATTACATCCTGTTGATTGGAGTAATCGTCTTTGATTTGGTCCAATATAATAATGGAAAAGTTATATAATAATCTATTTTGTGCTAATTGAACCTGACCAGGTACTACATACATCTTTGTATATATAGGTTCCTGTTTGGTATCAATATCCATCGTGATTTGTGTCAGGTCACCATAACCAAACGAATTGATTTGGTTGTGATAGTAAGCTATTCCACTTAAATCTTGGATAATCTGTTTATAGTTGACCATATATTATAAATATAAATTAAATGGTTTTAGTTAGTTTTTTCTGTAACTTTATTTGTTCTTTTTCAAAAGACACTAAGAATGACAATTGATTTAACACTTCTATTAATTTTTTTTCGTATATAGCTTGGTGTTTTGTAATATCGTTTTCAGTAACTCTGTTGACGATTGCAAACCATCCATAGGTTTTTTGGAGAAAGTTCTCATCACTAGCCATTTCCTCATCAACCAAATCAATTTTATCCTCTCCCAAGTCGATAAGTTCTGCATCAAAGACAACTGGGAATAGTTTGAAAATTTGTTTGCGAAGTTGATAAAAAAAAACTGTGCTCCTAACAAGTACTTGACATTTAACTTTCTTTTGAATAGTTCTGCTCGTTCTTTCATACTATCAACATTATATTTTTCTATCCTAAAGTCACCATTTTTCTTCTCCTCAATAATTGGTCGGTACATAATTGATGCAATAATGTGTAGTAAATCCAATATCTCATCCTGTTTTTTGGTTGATAGAGTATCCAAGTCAGCAAACTCAGCAAAGGATAGGTCCTTCCAATCAGGAATAAATCCATATTTAACACCATCCAATTCAAATCTATTTGTAAATTCAGGTTTATCAGTTGGAATAAGTGTCATTACATAGGTTGCTAACTTTTGAATTTGACTATAATCACTATCCAATAAAACTTCAACAGGTGCGTCTGACACAATACTTACAATCTTTGCTTGAAAGTAATCATCAGAAAACAAATCCTTTACCTTAAATATTTTAACATACTTCTCAATTGAAATGTACTCAGGTATCTCATACCTTACATCGTCTATTTTAAATTTTATCATACTCTTGCTATCATATATCTCCCTGTACTTTTTTGGGATTTTATTTCTGTCATCATTCTCATCATCAAACTATCTGAAAGGTCAGGTGATTTACCAAGTGTCCTTTTCATTTCATCCTTTGATTGAACTGCTACTTTATTATCTTTATCAATATCTTTTAATTTAACTGCAAGTAATTCCTGTGTCAAGTCTTCTATTATAGAAGGTTCCAATATGTTCAAACTAATCTTACCTTCTCTAAACATATCAGATAGTTTCACGTAACACTGTGACTTTAAATTGGAAAAGTTCTGTCCGTGTAATGGTGATGAGTTATTCACAAAGTTTGTTGCTCTAAGTAAATCACTGATACCTCCTCCGACACCATCACTATCGACAATAACATTCTGTGGATGGATTCCGTGTGACCTTATTAGGTCCTGAATTTCGGTATATAATTCTGTGGTTGATAGTTTCCTATACACGTGACAAGAAACGACCACCAGTCCTATCCAAACAAACGCCACAGACCTGTCATCACCAAACCTCGCTACGTCTAATGTTAATACTTTCTTTTCTGTTGGATTTGGTTCTAATCTAAATACAGAATTGGATATGTCATCAAACTTAAATAGACTATCACTCTCTTCTAAATAATCCCAATCACCTTCCAATAATCTTCTTCTTTGTTGTGGAGGTAACTCCTTTAACATTTCAATATAAGATGGTGGTAAGTGTGGGTTGTCCATCGGTAATGATGGAATAAATACTTTATTGGATTCTAATGTTCCCTGTGTATGTGGTAAATAAAAGTCTTTCTTAATCCAATTGTTTGAGGGGTTACAAGTCATCAATACTTTTGGTGTAAGATTAAATTCATTTAGTTTATATCTTATACGTGACTTAACGATACTGAACGCTAGTGATGTGATTTGAGAAGCCTCATCTATGAAACAAGCCGATACCTCCAAAGAACCAAGACTATCATAGTTAGGGTCACTCGGATTATAAGCTAAGTCCTTAAATATAATCTCTGATTTGTTATAGAACGTAAGTACGTTTGATTGTCCGTTGAATGTGAAGTGTTCTCCTGACTTTAATCCCATCGTGGATAACAAATCAAATAAAGTATTGAGTGTTGTTAGTTTTAATTGTGTCAATACTGAACGACCAATTAAACATCTTATTCCATTATATTGTAAACATAATGTTGTAATCCATAAACATCCCAACCAAGATTTACCTCCACCTGCTGACCCTCCAAATAAAACGATATTTGTTGTATCATCATTAAGATATTTCCAAGCTTGTGATTGACGCTTTGTTGGATTAATTGTTATGTCCATCTTTTGTTGTTGGTTGTACTCCACCATTCCATTCAGTTATTTGCTGTGCGTGTAACTCATCTGGTGTTTGTGGTACAGGTGTTGGAGTTGGTGTTACCACTACCTCAACGTTCTTAGGTTTCTTACATCCACATCCCATATTAAATTGTTCTTTGTTTGTATGTTATACTCTTTTTATGTCCATAGATAACTCCCTGATAATCTATATCAAGGTGTGGGAATTGATAATACTTTATATCGTATCCATTATCATTAAACAAATGTTCACACGCTAACAGACAACTAAGATTATGATATTCAATTCCAATATGACGACAACCTTCTAATGTTTCAGGTTTCAATCCCATCATAAAAATCTCAGCACCTTCCACATCAATCTTTGCAACATCAGGTTTTACCGCTCTAAAATATAATTCAAACTTCTCAAGTCTATCAACATAGTCCATTACCTGAATAAAGTTCTTGACGTTAAAATTTTGTTTATACCAATTGTAACTGTCTTGTGATGGGTCAACACCATAAACCATCTTAGCTTTATTCTGTACCCAATACATCGGTGTTGGTATAAATTCTGAGTTGATACCTGAACCTAAGTCCAATATTGTCTTTCCTTCTATTGGTAAAAACGGCCAGTGAACACTTGGGTCCTCACTTGTAATCAATCCTGATACTTCTCTTTCCATATATATTTTTCTCAAATACGAAGTTTTTTACTCTCGTATGTAAATTTTTTTTAATCTGTTAGGTTGATATTAATACTGATTGGTTGACCACCACTTGTCAAATCAACTTTAACAGGTTGGTCCAATCCATATATCTTATTTAGGTCTCTTAACACCTCAGCTTCAACCCTTCTGTTACCCGCTTCTCTACATCTGTCTAATAGGTCGTATAATCGTCCCAATTGTTCAGATAGTATTTCATCCCTCTGTTGTTCAAAACGTTCTTTTAAACGTTCCCTTGCTTCTTTATACAGGGTTTCAGCTTGTCTTGTTGTGATACCGAACTTCTCAGCTGCTTGAGAACGAAACTCTGTAAATGATAACTTCTTATACAGAACCATTTCAAACACTTCCACCATACGTTCTTCGTATTGTGCAACATTTGATTTTCTTCCTCCTTTATTTTCTTTATCCATTAGATATTAACTTTTAATTCAAATCTTATGTAATTCCTTAATTTATGATATTGGTTGTTCTTACAACTCGCACATCTACCAAAATTAAAGTCTTCTTTAAATAGTTGTTTGAAGACCGCAGAGATAAAAGGTTTCATTTCTTCTCTTATACCATCTTTCTCTGTAATCGCGTAATACGCTTTCAAAATATCCTCTTGGTCAAATACGATTACAATCTCTTCTATTGGTTCTAATTCAGGTAATTCCGTTACTTCGTTCTTTTTCTTCTTACAGGATGTACAACCTTTCTTTCTCTTGGGTGGATTATCAATTGCTTCTTGTTTAGCTTTATTAAATTTCTCCAAAATCTCGTCCATCTTCTTTTAATTTTTCAATTACATTATTTTTTATTGTTTCCTTACTCTCTTTAATATATTTGATGATTGATGATTTAGGTATCTCCGTGTGTTTTGAAACCTTATTAACAGAACCTAAACACATATACAACTCAAATAGAGATTTGTGGAACCAAGTAAGTTCTGAGTACTCTTGTTCTAATATATCGAAAAGTTTTTGTTTTTCAAAGTACTCCTGTTCGGGTGACATTTCAAAGAAGTTGTTGATGTTGGAATGGTCAATCAAACTATCATACTTCATAAACTCCCTGCGTACTTTGTAATAGAATGGTGATGTTTTACTTATCCAATTGATTCTGATGATTGATACGATATAGTATTTGATACTGTCATCATCAAAGGATTTGAGTTTAATTAACTCTTTATCGTATATCTGTAAGATAACCTCGTGAAGTAAGTCTTGGGTTAAATCGTGGTTCTTAGTTATTTTCTTGGTAATCTGTAATAACTTGAAGTAGTTGTTTACGATATACTTTTCAATTTGTTTGTTAATCATTAATTAATTCTCTTATCCTTTTCATCACATCGGTAACTTCAAAGTTTTCTTCCTTTTCATTTACTTCCATACTTGATTGAAGTAACGTATCTAACATACCCATTCTGTCTATCCCCTGATGAAGGGACTTATCAAGAATTGTTAACATACTATCCATAATCGTTAGACATAATTCTTGTTTCTGCTCGTCTGTCATCTCCCAATACGATTCTGGTATCTGTAACTCTCCTACCTTTATGTGTTTATTCTTTAACATATCTATAAATGCTTGTATCACTGATTCTCATTTCAATTGATATATCATCAACGCTATATCCTTCCGCATATAATCTTCTGATTTTATCCTTATCTTCTTGAGTTAATCTTTTTCTTCCTCTCTTATAGGTAATATGTGGAAAATGTGGTTGACCATCCTTTATCTCCTTCCAACCAGATTTTGTCCATATACCAGTCTCCTCATCATATAAATATCCTAATAGTTTCAATAAGTTGAATGTACATTCCTTTTGGTACTCATCTGCGTACTTATTAACCTCAGACCAAACAAACTCACTACCACAATTTTCCTTGAGATATTCCAATCTAATCTGTTTATTCTTTTCTAATTCACAAGATTTACATACCGATTCAATAGGTTTTCCAAAACGCTGATAAAATTCATATAAAGGTTTTTGTTCCATACACACTTTACATAAATACGTTTCTTCGTTGAAAAAGTCAGTGCTAATATCTTCTTGTTCCATAATAATATCAGGAATAGGTTCTGGTTGTGATTCTTGGACCTGTGGTTGAACTATCTCTGTTGGGGTGGATAATCTCTTCAACTTACTTTCTTTTCTCTTCTTATACAAACATTCTGTACATTCTTTCCTTGTACGATATTTGTTCTGAGAACTGTGCCAATATGTTTGGAAGTATTTTTCTTCTTTATCAATACTGCAACAATTACATATCATAAATACTTTGATTTAAATAAAAAAGTCAGCAGGGAAATGGAAGCTAACCTGCTGACTC